GAAGATGAAATCGTAACCCGCGCAAGAGGTAAGGAAGTATTCACTTTTGAAAGCATTGAAACTTCTTCGATTTACCAACATTTAAAAGTCGAAAATATTATTAGTTTCGGCGGACGTTGGTTCCGTATTAAGTATGCACAAGACGTCGAAGATACTAAAGGACTTACCAAGTTCACTTGTTACGCTCTTTGGTACGAACTCGCTGAAGGACTTCCAAGACCTTTGAAGCATGTAGCTACTACCGTCGGCGCCGTAGCGCAGGACATTATTAAGGACGCAGGTAAATGGGTTCAAGTAGTATGTCCACCTGACGGAGCAAATAAAAGAGTTCGAAGTATTACGGCTAAAGAGAACTCGATGCTATGGCACCTACGCTATTTAGCAAAGCAATACAATTTAGAGATCACGTTCGGCTACGAAGAACTATTAGAGCAAGAAGTTCGAATAGTTCGAACAGTCGTATTTCTACAACCCTACACGGAGTCCAAAGTAGACTTCCCGTTGGTTGTCGAAGAGAATTTAAAATACGTCACTAGACAAGAAGACTCCCGTAACCTTTGTACCGCCTATAAACTTACTGGTAAAAAGGAAGAAGGAAGTCAGGAGCCTTTGACCTTTGCTTCAATCAACAATGGCAGCGACTACCTCATTGACGTCTCGTGGTTTACGGCTCGTCAAATGCGTCCTCGGTACATTGCGAAGTCGAAAAGTGATGAACGTTTTAAGATTAAAGAAAATCTAATGAGTGCCGCTAGGGCTTACTTGGATATCTACTGTCGTCCTTTGATTGGCTACGAGGCTTCGGCGGTCTTATATAAGAAGATCCCAGACCTACATCATACTCAATTGATCGTCGACGACCATTATAGCGTTATCGAATGGCGCAAAATTTCATCCCGAAAAATCGACTATGACGACCTATCGCAGTCTGTATTGACGTTCCAAGATCCAAGACGCGATCTAATGGACTTACTGAACGAGGACGGTGAAGGTGTATTAGCTGGAGAATTGGAAACTGAATCCCATGTCGTTATTAGGTACGCAGACGATATCCTAGGTACTAACTTCAACGCTGAATCAGGGAAGTATATCGGGGTCATTTCGACAACTAAACATCCTAATGAACTTGTCCCTGATGACTTCACTTGGGTCAAGCTACAGGGACCTGAAGGTCCTCAGGGAGAGCAAGGAACTCCAGGACGCGACGGCGTGGACGGAGTTGCAGGGAAGAACGGAGTAGGTATAGCGGATACTTCTATTACCTACGCCGTGTCCGTGTCGGGTACACAAGAGCCTGAAAGTGGCTGGAGTGAACAAGTTCCTGAACTAATCAAAGGTCGGTTCTTATGGACAAAGACCTTTTGGCGATATACGGACGGAGCGCACGAGACTGGTTATTCAGTTGCCTATATTGGACAAGACGGGAACACAGGTAAAGACGGTATCGCAGGTAAAGACGGAGTTGGTATAGTTGCTACTGAAATCATGTACGCAAGTTCGAACTCTTCTACTATCGCACCTGCTGGAGGATGGTCAACGCAAGTCCCTACCGTTCCGCAAGGACATTACCTTTGGACAAGGACGACCTGGCGCTATACGGACAAGACTACGGAGACTGGTTATTCAGTGTCCCGTAACGGACAGGACGGCGCTAAAGGTGATCCAGGTCGCGACGGTGTACCTGGTAAGAACGGTCTAGGACTGAAAAATACTTCAGTGATGTACGGTATTAGTAGGAATGATACTGTTCAACCTGGATCTTGGACAAGCCAAGTTCCTGCGCTTATTAAAGGTCAATATCTATGGACTCGAACAATTTGGACCTACACGGATAACACTAATGAAACAGGTTATCAAAAGACCTATATTCCACGGGACGGAAATAACGGACGTGATGGTATAGCTGGTAAGGACGGAGTAGGGATCAAGTCTACGACGATTACCTATGCAGGATCTACCTCCGGAACTGTTCCACCGACAACAAATTGGACTTCGAACATTCCAAACGTTCAACCTGGCTTTTTCCTTTGGACAAAAACTGTTTGGACGTACACAGACAACACGAGTGAGACAGGTTACTCCATTTCTAAAATAGGGGAGACAGGTCCAAGAGGGCTACAAGGTCTACAAGGTCCGCAAGGGTTACAAGGTATTCCTGGAGCTACTGGACGGGACGGACGTTCCCAATATACTCACATAGCGTTCTCCGATAGCCCAAATGGTGAAGGATTTAGTCACACGGATCAGGGACGTGCCTATATTGGACAGTATCAGGATTTTAGTCCTGAACACTCCAAAGACCCTGCTGCTTATCGCTGGACGAAGTGGAAAGGTAATGACGGAGCGCAAGGGATACCCGGGAAGCCGGGCGCAGACGGTAAGACAAATTATTTCCATATAGCTTACGCCTCAAGCGCAGACGGGTCACGTGAGTTCAGTTTGGAAGATAATAATCAACAGTATATGGGTTATTACTCCGATTATGAACAAGCTGACAGTAGAGATCGAACGAAGTATCGATGGTTCGACCGTTTGGCTAATGTTCAAGTTGGTTCTCAAAACTTGCTTCGAAATACGGCTACGCTACCTATAAAGAATGGACTAGACGGTACTTGGTGGAGTACGTCAGGAGGTAACGGAGTAGCTGAACCTGTAAACTTGGACAAGTATCCTGTACCCGGTATCCTAAAAGGTGTTCGAGTTAGAAACAACACGAACGGAGGTAACAAAGACCTTAGTCAGGCTATAAACTTAGTTATAGGTCAAAGATATACGATGTCCTGCTGGGCTCGTGTAAGCTCTACAAGTAACCAACCTAATGTAACCTTACTAATACGTTCTTGGACCGTGAACGATACCAATAGGGTACTTGCTAAAGTTATAAATAATAAGACTTGGGTTAAGTATAGTCTAACCTTTACCGCAGACGCTGAGAAAAATTCAATTCAGTTTGGTCAACGAGGACCTGGTAATATCGAAATCTGTGGTATGAAACTGGAACTCGGTAACGTACCAACTGACTGGTCTTTAGCCATGGAAGATATTCAGTCCCAATTAGACGAGAAGGCTAACCAAAAGCTAACTAATCAACAATTGACGGCACTTACTGAAAAGGCGCAACTACATGACGCAGAACTGAAAGCTAAGGCTACGATGGAGCAACTAAGTAACTTAGAAAAGGCTTACGAGGGTAGGATGAAAGCTAATGAAGAAGCTATCAAAAAATCGGAAGCCGACCTAATTTTAGCTGCTAGTAGAATTGAAGCTACTATCCAAGAGCTCGGCGGTCTAAGGGAACTGAAAAAGTTTGTAGACAGTTACATGAGCTCTTCTAATGAAGGATTGATTATCGGTAAGAACGACGGTAGCTCTACCATTAAGGTATCAAGTGACCGAATTTCTATGTTCTCCGCAGGTAAGGAAGTCATGTACCTTACGCAGGGGGTCATTCACATCGATAACGGGATCTTTACCCAATCCATTCAAGTCGGCCGATTTAGAACGGAACAATACTCGTTTAATCCCGACATGAACGTGATTCGGTATGTAGGATAAGGAGAATAAAATGACAAAATTTATCAACTCATACGGTCCTCTTCACTTGAACCTTTACGTCGAACAAGTTAGTCAGGACGTCACTAACAACTCTTCAAAAGTTAGTTGGCGAGCTACTGTCGACCGCGATGGAGCTTATAGAACATGGACTTATGGAAATATTAGTAACCTATCCGTATGGTTAAATGGTTCAAGTGTTCATAGCAGTCACCCAGACTATGACACGTCCGGCGAAGAAGTAACGCTCGCAAGTGGAGAAGTGACTGTTCCTCACAATAGTGACGGGACGAAGACAATGTCCGTCTGGGCTTCGTTTGATCCTAATAACGGAGTTCACGGAAACATCACTATCTCTACTAATTACACTTTGGATAGTATTCCAAGGTCTACACAGATTTCTAGTTTTGAAGGAAATCGAAATCTAGGATCTTTACATACGATTATTTTTAATCGAAAAGTGAACTCTTTTACGCATCAAGTTTGGTACCGAGTTTTCGGTAGTGACTGGATAGATTTAGGTAAGAACCATACTACTAGCGTATCCTTTACCCCGTCTTTAGACTTAGCAAGGTACTTACCTAAATCAAGTTCCGGGACAATGGACATCTGTATTCGAACCTATAACGGAACGACGCAAATTGGTAGTGACGTCTATTCAAATGGATGGAAGTTCAATATCCCCGATTCTGTACGTCCTACTTTTTCGGGTATCTCTTTAGTGGACACAACTTCAGCGGTTCGACAAATTTTAACAGGGAACAACTTCCTTCAAATTATGTCAAACATTCAAGTCAACTTCAACAATGCTTCCGGCGCTTACGGATCCACTATCCAAGCATTTCACGCCGAACTCGTAGGTAAGAACCAAGCGGTCAACGAAAACGGCGGTAAGTTAGGTATGATGAACTTTAATGGTAACGCTACCGTAAGAGCATGGGTTACAGACACGCGAGGAAAACAATCGAACGTCCAAGATGTATCTATCAACGTTATAGAATACTATGGACCGTCTATCAATTTCTCCGTTCAGCGTACTCGTCAAAATCCTGCCATTATCCAAGCTCTTCGAAATGCTAAGGTCGCACCTATAACGGTAGGAGGTACGCAGAAAAATATCATGCAAATTACCTTTTCCGTAGCACCGTTGAACTCGGACAACTTTGTAGAAGATAGAGGTTCGGCGTCAGGGACGTTCACTACTATATCCTTACTGACTAACTCGTCCGCTAATTTAGCCGGTACCTACGGGCCGGACAAGTCTTACATAGTTAAGGCTAAAATCCAAGACCGTTTTACGTCTACTGAATTTAGTGCTACCGTAGCAACTGAATCAGTAGTGCTACACTACGACAAGGACGGCCGTCTGGGAGTTGGTAAGATTGTAGAACAAGGAACACCTGGCTCTATTGACGCAAGAGGTAACATCTACGCAGGTGGAGATATCTTCGCTCGTGGACAACAAGTTCAACATTATCGATTGACAGAAAATAACGGAACGTCCTTTAGCGTAAGTGGTGACTGGAACAGTCGAACAAACGCCGGGATCTACATGGGTTATAATTTATCTAACTCCCCGCAAGGTGGTAACGGATGGAAACATGTTCAAGTATTTAAACATAACGATAATTGGATCGTTCAGGTAGCTTATGACTTCGAAGCAAATGTCGCAGCTATGCGTGCTAAAGTGAACGGTACTTGGAGACCTTGGACTCAAATGGTATCCATGTCAACACTAAGTCAGTATAGCTGGCAAAAATTAGTTCTTCAAAACGGCTGGAACCACTATACAAACTATGGGGACGCCTTTTACACCAAGTCCATTGATGGAATCGTTTATCTAAAGGGTAATCTATGGAAGGGTTCAACCAGTTCCGAGACTACTATCGCAATGCTTCCCGAAGGATTTAGACCTCGAAGTTCAATGTATCTACAGGCGCTGAATAACGACTACGGAAATGCTATTTTAGGAGTATATCCAGATGGGCGCTTAGTGGTAAAATCTCAGGTAGATAATAAATGGTTAAATTTAGATAATGTAAGTTTTCGTATTTAATTTGAACTGAAATCATGTTATAATAATTGATAGAAAGGAGGTGACTAAAGATGTTAGAACTTACAAAAACAAGACAATTGGTAGCGGAGTTTTCAGTCGGTCAAGGAACTGAAAAGAAACTCGTTAAAACTACAATTATCAATATCGACGCCAACGCCGTTTCGCAAGTATCCGAGACTATGCATGACGCAGACCTTTACGCTGCGCATCGTAGAGAACTTCGAGTCGACGAACAAAAATTGCGTGAAACTCGGTACGCAATCGAAGATGAAATTTTAGCTGAACAGTCTAAGGCTGAAGAAGCTGGAGCCGCTGGATAAGGAGGGTTAGGACTATGCCAATGTGGCTAAAAGATACGGCCGTCCTAACGACAATTATCACAGCGTGTAGCGGATTGCTTACGGTCTTACTGAATAAGATGTTCGAATGGAAATCGAACAAGGCCAAGGGTGTATTAGAGGAGATCTCTACCACCCTTTGCACTCTTAAAAAACAAGTCGACGGGATCGACCAAACGACAGTAGCAATCAATCACCAAAATGACGTCATACAAGACGGAACTAGGAAAATTCAACGTTACCGTCTTTATCACGACCTTAAACATGAGGTCATGCGAGGCTATACAACTTTAGATCATTTTAGAGAATTGTCTATTTTGTTCGAAAGTTATAAAAACCTTGGAGGTAATGGTGAAGTCGAAGCCTTGTACGAAAAATACAAGGACTTACCAATTAGAGAGGATGAAGATATAAATGAAGCTATCTAACGAACAATACGACGTAGCGAAGCGCACCGTAACCGTAGTAGTCCCAGCAGCGATTGCTTTGATTACTGGTTTAGGTGTCTTGTATAAATTCGATACAAGCGCTATCACTGGAACGATTGCTCTTGTAGCTACCTTCGCAGGTACTGTCCTTGGTGTTTCTAGCAAGAACTACCAAAAGGAACAGGAAGCCGCAGCTGAAAACGATCAGGAGGCCTAATGGGAGTAAATATTGATGAGGGTATTGCTTGGATGCAAGCCCGCAAGGGTCAAGTGACCTATAGCATGGACTATCGAAACGGTCCAGACTCTTATGACTGTTCAAGTTCGATCTACTATGCCCTACTAAGCGCAGGCGCAGTCTCAGCAGGCTGGGCAGTGAATACTGAATACGAGCATGATTGGTTGATTAAAAACGGTTATGAACTAATAGCAGAAAATACACCTTGGGACGCTCAGCGTGGAGACATCTTCATCTGGGGTCGTAAAGGGTATTCATCTGGCGCCGGTGGTCATACAGGTATGTTCATTGACAGTGATAATATCATTCACTGTAATTGGCCGTATGACGGTATCTCCGTAAATGATCACGATGAACGCTGGCTATATGCGGGACGTCCTTACTACTACGTTTATCGTCTAACGGACGCAGGTAAGCAAGCCGCTGAACCTAAACGTGGTTGGCAAAAAGACGACACTGGTTTTTGGTATGTTCGACCTAATGGAACTTATCCAAAAGGTCAGTTCGAATATATTGAAGACAATAAAGCATGGTTCTACTTCAATGAATCAGGCTACATGTACGCTGAAAAATGGTTACATCATACCGATGGAAATTGGTATTGGTTCGATAAGGACGGCTATATGGCTACGTCCTGGAAGCGAATCGGTGGAGCCTGGTACTTCTTCAACCGCGACGGATCCATGCAAACCGGCTGGATCAAGTATTACGATAATTGGTATTATTGTGATGCTACCAACGGGGACATGAAATCAAGTACGTTCGTTCCTTATAATGGCGGTTACTACATGCTATTAGAAGACGGACGCTTGGCGGACAAAGAAGCGTTCAACGTAGAGCCTGACGGGCTTATCACTACTAAGCAAGGAGGACAAGATGCCTAAAGTAAGTGAAAACGCTGAAGGAAACTTCAAGCTATTGAACGGAGAAAAGATTTATCTCCAACGTAATGAAGAGGGCGAGTGTTACGCATTTTTGAACACTATTGGAACAGCTTATCGAAATGGTACTTACGCAATTGGTCGCAAAATCGTTGAAGGTTTTCGACCTATGCACAATGTACTGATCTCGTGCGCAGTCCTAAAGAACAGTCAAATTTTGCCTAATACAAAACTTGACTTCATCATTTTGACTAGTGGTAATGTCTTAGTGAACGCAGTGAACATGCCCGCTGCAGGAACTAAGATCGAACTTGTAGGTCACACGACCTACCTTGTATCGCCAGAGGACTGGCATCTATAAAAAGAGAGGAGGAAGCTCTTTTCTAAATATTGTTTCTTCTTAATCTCGTAAGGTTCAGTCCTTGCGGGATTTTGATTTTACTCTATTTTTAGTCGATTGACAATTTCGTTCAATTTTCGTATACTATTATTGTTCATTGTTTATCTACTTTGTGATTCTTTAATTACAGAAAAATCTGGGTATTTCGGTACCTGGATTTTTTTTTGTAAAAAAAAAGTTCAACTTTTTCGAACAAACCGCTTGCATATTACCCGGTAATATGTTACAATAAAGAAAATAAAGAAATGGACAATGTCCTGGAGGTAAAGAAATGAAAGTAAATTTCAACGAACTTGTAAAAGGTACAATCCTTTTGAACAAACGCAACCGCAAAGAGTTTAAAGTAGTATCTTTAGACGAGAAGGAACAAAAGGTCGAACTATTGAACATTAGCAGTGAAGAGACTGTTAAGGTATCAAAAGCAACCTTCGAACGTTGGTATACCGTTCAGTCAGTACCTGAACAAGAGGAGCCTAAGGAAGAACCTAAAGCAGAAGCTAAACCTACTGCAGGTCCAAAGGTGTCTAAACGTACAAACCGCCGTCCTCGTCCTACTACTGTCGTAGTTGTAGAAGCTATTGACAAGAAGGACGATAAGGAAGTCGTAGAGATTAAGGAAAAACGCAAGAACGCAAAGAGTGGGACACCTAAGTCCGACACCGTGCTATCCTTGACTAAACAACTTGAAGACCGTATTGCGCACGACTTCCCTGCATCTCGTCGAGGAGTGACTCAATCGTTCATTAAGTATGCTCACCAATACAACTTTGTGAAGATCTTCCAAACTAAGTCAAAAATCCGCATCAACGTGCTATCTCGTGCAATGCCGGAAGAAATGAAAGCTCAACTTGATCGAATTGTCCCTGCGAAATACGGCTGGCCAATTGACGGATTCTTTACTATTAGACGGGAAGAAGACTTGGATACTGCGATGGAGCTGATCGCATACTCAGCGAAAGGAGCTAAGGGTTGATCGAACTAAAAATCGAAAAATCCCGGATGTACAAAAGAGGAAATAGTATTTACATTTCTATCCCAGACCTGAACGATAAGGAAGACGAGGAGCTACTAGGTACGCAATTATCCTCGCTTCCTAAGATCAAGGAACGAGGCTATAATTATTTTGAGGTACCTATTAGGTATTTCCAAGATGTATTACACGCTTTGGAGTATTGGGATTTAGAAATCATTGGCGAAGTTCCAAAAGATGTTCAATCCTACATTGATAGTCGAAATCGAATTGTAGAGGCTACGCCAGGTGAGTTCAGTTATAAAACCGAACCTTTTGAACATCAAGTAGAGAGCTTCGACTATGCGAAGGATCATCCTTGCTTCCTTTTAGGTGATGAACAGGGATTAGGTAAAACTAAGCAAGCTATTGACATCGCCGTCAGTCGTAAGCACGAGTTCAATCATTGTTTGATCGTTTGCTGCGTGTCTGGTCTTAAATGGAATTGGGCTAAAGAGGTCGAAATTCATTCGAACGAACAAGCTCATATCATTGGTAGCCGGGTAAACCGCAAGGGTAACCTTACTATTGACGGAGTTCAAAAACGTGTAGAGGACCTACTATTAGATCATAAGGAGTATTTCCTTATTACTAACATTGAAACTCTTAGAGATAAGTCATTCACTTCGGCGCTGAAGGAGTTGACACAGACAGGGGAGATAGGTATGGTCGTAGTAGACGAGATCCATAAATGTAAAAATCCTTCCAGTCAACAAGGTACGGCGCTACATTCACTGAACAGTTTTTACAAGATCGGGCTTACGGGAACCCCGTTACTGAACTCACCTGTAGATACCTATAACATCCTAAAATGGTTAGGAGTTGAACGGCACTCCTTTTCGGCGTTCAAAGAACGTTACTGCGTCCTTGATAATTTTGGACAAGTAACAGGCTACCGCAACTTAACTGAACTAAAAAATTTAGTGATGGACAATATGCTTCGGCGAACCAAGGAACAAGTTTTAGACTTACCGGAAAAGATTCGATCGACCGAATACGTCGACATGAACAAGGATCAGGCTAAAATCTACAACGAAGTTCGAACAAAGCTCATTGAAGACATTGATAAGGTCATGTTAAGTACCAATCCACTAGCAGAGACTATTCGACTGCGCCAAGCTACAGGTAACCCGGAAGTATTGACTACTAAAAAGGTCAAGTCCGCAAAGTTCGAACGAGCCTTGGAAATTATCCAAGAATGTATAGACAACGATCAATCCGTTATTGTGTTCAGTAATTGGGAAAAGATTATCACACCTTTTGCTAAACAAGCCAAGTCACTTGCGCCTTGTTATTTAGTAACAGGGGAGACAGACGATAAGTTCGAAGTCATTGAACAATTTACAAACGACAAACGCCCGGCTATTATCTGTGGCACTATTGGAGCACTTGGAACAGGGTTCACCTTAACTAAGGCGACGACCGTTATTTTCCTGGATAGTCCTTGGACAAAAGGGGAGAAGGATCAGGCAGAGGATCGAGCTCACCGCATTGGTGCGACTTCTACCGTGTCCATTATCACGCTGGTTTGCAAAGACACAATGGACGAGACGATTGAAGACATTGTAGCAAGTAAGGGAGAACTAGCCGATTACATTGTAGACGGTAAACCTTTGCGAAATAAATTGTCGAACGTGTTTGACATACTGCTACGGAAATAGGAGAAGATATGGCTTTTAGAAAACGATATAACGAGTTAAGGAAGGACACTAAACGCAAGATTGAAAGTAGTGACAAGTCTTGGACACCTATTGATCATTGTTTAGCGATACCTTCCTTACAAGATAGGTATACAAAGGAAGAACTTTGTAGCCATTTAGATTGCAACCAAAAGGAACTGAAAAGGTTCATTCAACTGGACAAGCTACCAAGTCCGGAACAATGTAAGAAGATACGGAGGTTACTGAATGAAAGTAATTGATGGAGTTAAATACTACCGAATTTCGGAAGTATGTAAAATGGTAGAGCGTAGTCAAACGACTATCTCTCGCGTATGGTATGGCGCCGCTGAGTACGCAAAGGAAAATAATATTCATTTCCCGTTCGTGCTACCTAAATTTCGAAATGATTTAGACCAAAAGCGAACTCGTTACTGGAGCGAAGAAGGTGTAGCTAAACTGATCAAGTTTAGAGACTCCCTAATGCCCGGTGATTTAGCGTTCTACAATCGCCAGCACATGTGGGGAGAACGCCAGCAAATTGCTAAAGAACGTAAAGAGTTTAAACAAGCAATGGAAGAGGTCGTAGATACCGACCTTAATGAACTAATGAAGGAGAAAATATAATGAGCGAAATTAAAACTGAAAAAGAGTTCCTTGAGCTACTTCCGGAACTTGCACAAAATAACTATGAACTAGGGATCCTAAACAAGGCCGTCAAAAATGACAAGGAACTGATCAAACAGTACATGCTTACTGAAGACATCGAGTCCGCAGAGGCCGACGGATGGCAAGTGACTTGTTCCTCAACAACTAAGTCATCCATGGACGAGACTATGCTCATTAGCATTATCCAAGATTTAATCAAGGACGCAAAGGGTAAAGACAAGGAAGCTCTTCAAAATCTTATTGTAATGAAACCGACAATCAATGAAGATTTATTAGAGGACTTGATCTATAACAAGCAACTTGACGCTGACGTGGTGAAGCCTGCTATTGTGGAATCTGTGTCCTATACGCTGCGATTTAAGAAGTCCAAGAAGAAGACGTCTAAATCCCGCAAAAATTCTTAATATTTCGTACCTATTTTCGCGTTTAACGTGGAAGTCGTAATATAACACTACTAGGAGAATTACATGGCAAGAGAGCGCATAAAATCGCGTACAATGGACACCCAAAATTCTAGTCTAATTTTAAAGGAAATTAAAAGTACGACTAGAGGACTGTTTGGGAAGTCAGCTAGTTCCTTACCGCAACGAGACCAGGATTATCTGTTCGTCGGTAATCAACTAGCTAACTACCTAAGCGAAAAAAAGTTCGAAGAAGTAACGCTAAAACAAGTTAGTCATTTCTTTTTAGTTCAGTACCGTTTTCGGTTCAAACAGGATTGCATTGACTATAATTGGTTCAATTTTCAAAACACAATGAAAAAGCTACGGGATTACCTAAGCGCCGACAGTTGGATCGAAGTAAGTTACTTTTTATACGCAAGTATCGAAAAAAGTATCGACAAAGTCTGTCCGCACGTCCCTAACCCAATTACCTTGTCCGTATTCAAAAGAACGTGGCTAATTGAGGAATTATTAGACGGTAAACCGAAATTCTCAGGATTTTACTAATTTTTCTTAGGAAAATATAGACAAATTATAGATCTTTTTCGAACTGGTTTACAAAATGCTGAAATTTGGTGTATATCTAGTAAAAAAGACTTTTTTACAAAGTCATTTTTACAGCTGCTTTAGAGCAGCTTAGCAAGCTAGATATTCTTTCCCCCTTCGGTCCATATTATATACACTGAACTATATAGGACTAAAAATAATTAAATAAAAAGAAAAAAAACCTAAGGGCGAACTGAACTATTTAGGAAGGATGAACAATGGATGTAAATGAAATATGGAAGAAAAAGGTTCGACAGTTATTAGCTGAATCCGGCTTACCGAAAAAATACTTCGAACCACAAAATTTAGTTCCTAGGAACATGGACCGCGCGGCTTGGAAGTGGTTGGAGGATTATAGGTCGAACGTCGTTGAAAATGTTCAAAAAGGATTGAACATTGTAATCACTAGCCCTATTGTCGGTAATGGGAAAACAAGTTGGGCGATACGGTTGTTACAACGTTATATCGCCGAAACGGCGCTTGATGGAAGATTAGTGACTAAAGGAGTTTTCTGTGTTAGTTCTTCCATGTTAGAAATCTTCGGCGACTTTGGATACTTCGAAACTAGCGTCGAATTTTTTGACTACTTGAACCGACTTAAAAATTGCGAACTATTAGTCATTGACGAAATTGGTTCAGGGCGTTTGACGCAAGTATCCTATAATCACTTTTACGATTTAGTGAACTATCGCGTAGACAATAATCTTGCTACTATCTATACAACCAATTACAATGATGCGCAAATTAAGGACGTATTAGGAGAACGGTTATATAGCAGGATCTATGATATGGCTACCGTAATCGAGTTCGGCGCTTCAAATGTTCGAGGATATACACCTAAGGAGGTAGCTAAAAATGAATCCGGATGAACGGTACCTAGTATTAGACGTCAACCGTGTTCCAATGATCTATAAAAATGTTCGGGGACAGGTTGTTAAATGTTGCTTATTGAAGCCTATTGAATCCATTCACTTAATTGATAGCTTACTGCTAACAAGACAAGAAATTGAACAATACGACAAAAGATTATTAGATTTTGCGTACACTTACGAAAAGAGAGGTCTCTATGATTTGGAATTACAAAAAGCGTTTGAACGATGATACGATTGTAAAGATTATCGGCGCCGTAGCTTGTTTAGCAATCGGCTTGTCTATTGGTTACCTATTAGGTAGCCCTAAGACGGCAAAGGTGGATCCTAATGTACGCCCCTACTACATTACCTTGGATGATACAGGAGCATGGCTAGGAGATAGTCCTGGACACAAGTTCTATCCATTGTATGATGCGCAGGGACATAGATTAGGAGGTAAAGTAAACAATGATTCAACTTCAGGTACTGAATAAAGTTTTACAAGACAAGAGCCTTGCGTTACTGAACAATAATGGAATCACAAGTGAATACTTCAGTGACTACGGCCCTGAGTATGAGTTCATTATTGACCATTTTAAAGAATACGGAAATGTTCCCGATGATGAAACAATCCTCGAACAATTTCCTGGATTTGAACTACTGAACATTTTAGAAACGGATCAGTACCTTGTCGATAAGATTAGGGAGGAACATTTATATGACGCACTTGTTCCTATACTGACGCAGGCCGCTGAGGACATGCAAACCGACTCAAGTGTAGCCGTATCGAACATTTTACCTAAACTAGAAAAGTTGATCCAGCAATCCAAGTTCGTCGGCGGTATTGATTTGACGAAAGGTGCCTATGACCGTTTTAATTGGGCGATGGACATTGCCGAAAAAGCTGGTGACTTGTTAGGGGTACCGACAGGGTTCGAACTCTTGGACGATGTTTTAGGTGGGATGTTACCAGGCGAAGAACTGATAGTCATTGTGGGACGTCCTGGACAAGGTAAGTCCTGGACATTAGATAAGATGATGGCTACCGCGTGGAAGAACGGTCAGTCTGTACTACTGTACTCCGGCGAAATGAGTGAAATGCAGGTTGGGTCTCGTATAGATACCTTACTATCGAACGTCAGTATCAATTCGATTACCAAAGGAGTTTGGAACGACAAAGAACTCCAAAAATATGAAGACCATATTGAACTAATGCAAGGAAGTGAAACTCCGCTTGTCGTCGTAACGCCGATGATGATTGGAGGTCGTAACATGACGCCAGCTTTATTAGACAGTATGATCCAAAAGTACAAACCTAAAGTAGTTGGTATTGACCAGCTATCCCTAATGAACGAGTCTGTCCCTAGTCGCGAACAAAAGCGTATTCAGTACGCTAATATTACAATGGACCTATACAAGCTATCCGCGAAGTACGGGATCCCTATTGTGTTAAATGTTCAGGCCGGACGTGCGGCGAAGGACGGTACGAACGACACGATTCAATTAGAACATATCGCAGAGAGTGACGCCGTAGGTCAAAACGCCAGTCGAGTTATAACAATGCAACGGGACGAAGCTAACGGGATTTTAAGACTGTCCGTAGTGAAAAATCGGTATGGAGAAGATAACAAGACTATTGAATACATGTGGGACGTCACAACGGGAACCTATACGCTTATAGGTTTTAAAAACGACGACGACACGGAAGACAATGCTAGTCCAGTTACATTGAAAGCCCGCAGTTCTTCGAACCGTCTTCAAAAACAAGTAAGTAGGGAAGGAGTGGAAGCATTTTGAAAGTCAACGGATTATACATCGACGCAACGTGTGAACAAATTATTCAAAAACTTACTTTCGAACTGGAACACGATTACGGTCAAACTCTTTTTAGACGTACTAAGAGCTTAGGTTCGAACATGCAATTCTCTTGTCCATTTCACGGAAATGGGATGGAGCGTCATCCGTCCTGCGGTATGAGCAGGGACGTAGCCTACTCCGGTGGACGTGTTATTGAAGCAGGAACCGTTCACTGCTTCACTTGTGGTTACACGGGAAAACTGAACGAGTTTATTAGTGACTTATTCAATAAAAGTGACGGAGGCTTTTACGGGAACCAATGGCTCAAACGCAATTTTGCTTCCGGAGAAGAACAAGTAAGACCTTTATTAGATTTAGGCTTCAATCGTAAGGACGTACCTAATAAAAGGTCTTATGACATTATCCCGGAGGAGGAGCTAGAAAAATACAGATGGGTTCATCCGTACATGTATGAACGTAAACTGACGGACGAGATAATTGAACTTTTCGATATTGGCTACGATAAGTTGAACGATTGTATCACTATGCCTGTTAGGGACATGGAAGGAAATACAGTCTTCTTCAACCGACGTAGCGTAGGACAAAAATTTCACCAGTACGGCGAAAGTGATCCTAAAACTGAATTTCTTTACGGGGCTTACGAGGTACTGAAGTATAGAGACAGGTTCAAAGATAGTTCGAAATTATATGTCACTGAATCTGCTATCAACTGTCTGACACTTTGGACACTTGGGATCCCTGCAGTGGCGCTGATGGGAGTTGGAGGCGGTAACCAGTTCGAACTTCTAAAGAAAATGCCTTTTCGAACAATCGTATTAGCACTAGACCCTGATACTCCAGGAGATACCGCAGCGAGGAAGATACGGAACAGACTTCGAAATAGCAAGGTTGTTTACTTTTTGAACTACCCGCAAGAGTTTTGGGAAAACAAGTGGGACATCAATGACCGTCCAAATTTAATAAATTTTGATGATTTAGTCTTGTAATTTATTACACGATAATATATAATATAACTATAAACAAAACAAAATTCTTGTAGGAGAATAAACAATGAACAACCTTACAAATAGAATAGCTAGCAAGTTCGTCAACGATACTGTCGAATGCGTAGGCTTTGTCCCGGACAGTGATTGTCTTTCTTTGTATGCCGTGGATCCTAATGGAGCTTTGGCTATTATGTACCGCCGTTACTCCGGCATGCTACACAAGATAGGGCAGAAATATTTTAGCTTTTCGCGACAAGACGTGGATAGCTTTGTATGGACTACGCTGGACAAGGCCTTAAATACTTTTAATCCTACTTCCGGAGCTAACTTTGCAACCTACGTCACACGTCTAATGAACAATACAATGCGCAATGAGTACCGGGCGTTAAAGGTCACTTCTGTGCAAAGAGATTGGTTCTTGGACGTACAATGGGAGAGCGGTACTCCTAACGAGGAGGAAGACACTTTTAGCGCATTCTATAACCATGCGGTGAACGAAGATTGGTCAGCTATTGACATTGCTAATTCTCTACCTACTTTACCTTTGACAGACAATCAGTATGCCTATATCGAGTGCATTGTTAAAAATGGTTCGATAATGACAGACGCTGAGGTAGCTAGAGAAATCGGCGTAACACGAGCTTCCGTTCGTGCTATTAAAACATCACTCGCTAAAAAGTTGGATAATTTTTTATAGAGTGGTTTACCAAATGCACCTTTTTGGTGTATATTAAGGTATAAGGAAAAAACTTAAAACACTTTAAACCTTATAACACTTTAAACACTTTTCAAGGAGGACCGAATATGGGTCGAGTAAGTATTAGCCAGTCTGGTTCATTCAGTTCCGGAACGGCCAATGGATTTTTCAGTTTAGCAGATGATAGAGATTCTGCAGTCGTTACGTTCCTTTATGAGGACGAAGACGGCGAGGATATGGATTACTTTGTAGTCCATGAAGCAGAAGTCGACGGACGTCGTCGCTATATCAACTGTAATGCTATTAGTGAAGATGGTGAGAGCCTTCATCCTGAGGATTGTCCACTTTGTTCCGAGGGTTATCCACGCATTGAAAAACTATTCTTGCAGCTTTATAACGAAAACACAGATCAAGTTGAAACATGGGATAGAGGTCGTAGCTATGTTTCTAAGATTGTAACGCTTATCAATAAATACGGACCTCTTGTAGGACAACCGTTCGAAATTGTTCGAAGTGGGAAGAAGGGAGATCAACGTACTACCTACGAGTTCTTCCCAGAAGATCCAGATCCGGAAGCTACTTTGGACGATTTCCCAGAAAAAAGTGAACTACTCGGTACCCTTATTTTAGATCTAAATGAAGATCAAATGTGGGACGTCGTCGACGGTAAATTTACTTTAGATGACAATAACCGAGGACGTTCAAATGGACGAGGAGGACGTTCAAATGGACGTTCGAACCAACCAACACCTCGTAGAGGTTCAAGTAGGGACACAGGTTCCAGTCGACAGGATAGCCGTCCTGCGGTAACACGTCGAGGTCCTTCGACTGCTAGTGGTCCTCGAACCAGAGGCGGTCGATTCTAACAACTAGGAAGCAGTAGCTTCCTTTTTATTTACGGAAAGGAAAATATATGGCGCAAAAAGGTCTGTTCGGTGTACGTCTACGGGAAGGTCGAAAAGGAGATCAAAAGATTCTGTCCCAAAAGCGCAACCGAAAGGATTCAGTCGAACTAACCTACATTAGTGGCGACGCTTTGACAGACGCAATCGCAAGGGCGCGCAAAATGTCAAAACGAATATTGAAAGATGTACTTCCTAGATTAGAGCTAGTTACAGACGAAGATCGACTAGATGACTATATAGGAGCATGTATTGAAAATGGTATTGTAGCCTTGGACGTGGAGACGAACGGTAAGGATCCAATCCATGAAGATCTTGTAGGTGTCTGTTTATATACGGAAGGAGAAAAATCCATTTACGTCCCACTGAACCATCGAAGCAACTTAACGAAGCAGCGTATACGAGATCAAATCGATCCAAAACTAATGAAAGAGCTCATTGAGGAAATGATTGAATGCGGTGTTCAGTTTGTCTATCATTTAGGTAAGTTCGATATCAATAGCATTTTCTGGCAATTAGGTATTCGCATGCCGGATCCGTTATGGGACACCTACATCGCATCGAACTTACTAAACGAAAACGAACCTCACTCATTGAAATTGCTTCATGCTAAGTACGTCAAAGAGGACGAGAACGCCGAAGTCGCAAAATTTAATGACTTGTTCAAAGGAATACCTTTTAGTCTTATCCCACCTGACGTCGCTTACATGTACGCAGCTTTTGACCCGTTACAAACTTACGAGCTATACAAGTTCCAAGAACTATACCTTACTCCAGGAACGGAAGAATGTAAGTCGTGCAATTTAGAGCGAGTTAGTGAAGTCTACCAAAATATCGAGCTTCCACTCATTAAGGTCTTGTTCGACATGGAGTCTTATGGTGTAGCCTTGGACGAGGAAAAGCTCGCAGAAATCAAAGCCGAGTTCGAACAAAAGATGGAGGAAGCCGAAGAGTTGTTCAATTATGAGGTAGCTAAGTACGCTCCGGAAATTGAAGATCTTCGAACTATCAACTTCCAACAATACCAAAAGCTAACGCTGAACGGTAAAGGTGAAGTGACTGTTTCGATTTCAAGTAGCACGCAGCTGGCGATCCTGTTCTATGACATTTTAGGTCTAAAGAGTAACGACGATAGAAGTCCTCGAGGAACAGGGGTCGACATTGTTAAAGCATGGGATATTCCTATCGCTAAGGCCTTGCTCCAGTACCGCAAGTACGCAAAATTGGTATCAACGTACATGACATTAGACGAGTACCTCGCTAAGCCTGACAATCGTGTTCACACTAATTTCAAACAGTATGGCGCAAAGACGGGACGTATGTCCAGTGAAGGACCGAACCTACAGAACATTCCATCACGTGGTGAGGGAGCAGTCGTTCGACAAATCTTTGCCGCAAGTCCTGGACATTACATCATCGGTAGTGACTATTCTCAACAGGAACCTCGTTCACTTGCCGAGTTAAGTGGAGATGAAAACATGATCCACGCTTATGAACAGAACTTGGACTTGTATGCCGTAATTGGTTCGAAATTGTATCATACTGAATATGAAAATTGCTTGGAGTTTAACCCTGACGGTTCCACAAACCCCGAGGGTAAAAAACGCCGTAACAACGTCAAGTCCGTTCTTTTAGGGCTAATGTATGGACGTGGTGCAGCGAGTATCGCCGAACAAATGAACGTGAGTGTCAAAGAGGCCTCCAAAGTTATGGAGGACTTCTTCAAGCAATTTCCTAAAGTAGCAGATTACATTGTCTTTGTTCAGCAACATGCTATCGACTACGGCTACACGGAGACGGCTACAGGTCGACGCAGAAGACTTCCAGACATGAGCTTGCCACAATATACGTTCGAATATATAGACGCAAGTAAAAACGAAAACTTCGATCCATTGGACTTCGACGGAGACGCTGAAGGATCTACAGAAGTGCCTGAGTACATTATTGAACAATATTGGGCGGAGTTGGATAGAGCTTGGGGGTTCAAAAAGCGTAACGAAATCAAATCACGTGCATTGGAAGAAGGTATTAAAATCCACGATAATGGCGGTAAGATAGCCGACGCTGAACGCCAATGTCTTAACTCCGTGATTCAGGGAACCGCAGCGGATATGACTAAGTACGCAATGATTAAAGTTCACAATGACCCTGAACTGAAAGAACTTGGGTTTCATTTAATGATTCCCGTACACGATGAACTATTAGGTGAGATACCTAAAGAAAACGCAAAACGAGGGGCGCAGAGATTGACGGAAGTTATGATTGAAGCCGCTAAGGATATTATTAGCTTGCCTATGAAATGTGACCCAAGTATTGTCGACCGTTGGTACGGACAGGAGATTGAACTATGATTGCTATCTTGTCGTGCGGTAAGAGTAAACAACTTGTCCCAGCTAAAGCTATTGACATTTACATTGGTATTCTATTTCGACAGAAATTAAAGTATGTCCAAGTCTTCTATCCAAACGCCGATATATATATATTGAGCGCTAAGTATGGAATTATTCCAGCAGACTTAGTCATTGAACCTTATGATAAAATGGTACCACTACGGGAAGACGATTTCTTTAAAGATTGGAGTCAAATGGTCACTGAACAACTTCAATCCTTTGACAAGACGGAGGACATTGTCTTTTTAGGTAATCGACATTATTACAAACCTGTCGACAGTTACTTCGTAGGTCAAAAGCAGGCTCCACTTTTAGGACTAAAGCCTGGTCAACAACTTGCGCGACTTACGGACGAACTGAACGACTTACAAAATAAAAAGCAAAGGAAATTATTCTAATGAAAAAATTCTTAAACATTTACACAATCTTATATCTATTAGTAGGGATCTTCGGTACGCTCGTTACCGTATGGTTCCTACCTTTGAACATTGGGCCTCTTACTGTACCGCCGTCAAGTTGGCTAATGGGATTTTCGTTCCTACTGATTACACTTATCCAAGACCATTACGGCCCTAAAGTATCAGGGAAAATGATTTGGATCCTATTGTTCCTTACTGCGTTACTATGTATCTCTTTGAACTATACGCTCATGCTTGTGCTAGCTAGTGGAGTTGCGTTCGTAGCTGGTCAATACGTTACTAAAGGGCTATATACCTTCGGCGTTCGACGTTCATTAAGTTCGATGATTGGTTCAGTCGTTGACGTAGGGATTTGGGTATTCCTTGGACTCAGTCCATTAGGTGTCAATACTGTTCCATGGGAGCTATACTTCCAAGCCGTATTAGGTCAAGTCCTTGTTCAGTTGATCTTACAAGGTATTGCTGGACAAATCTATGACCACTATTTTGAGTAAGGGCAGTCTTGTCCTTATTTTTTTTGAATCAGTGGTAAACAAAATGGCAAAATTTGGTGTATAATAAAGTATAGAGATTTTACACTCGTTTGACCTCTATGAATAAAAATAAACGGAGGACACCATGAAAAAAGTGGTTTTATTAAGTGGAGGAGTTGACTCCACTACCTGTCTATCACTAGCCGTCGCCCGGTACGGATCGCACAATGTAACCGCATTGACCTTTCTGTACGGACAGAAGCATGCTAATGAACTAGACAACGCACACAACGTCGCGAAGTTCTTAGATGTAGAACTTGTTGAAGCCTCAGTATCACCTGAAATCTTCAAAGGTTCGAACTCTACACTCCTACAAGGTAACGGAGAAATTTCCCATAAGTCTTACGCCGAAATTATCGAAGAAAATGGCGAAGGAACTGTCGATACCTATGTACCTTTTAGAAATGGCCTTATGTTATCACAAGCCGCTGCGCTTGCATACAGTCGCGGAGCCGATGAAGTTTGGTACGGTGCACATAGTGATGACGCTGCTGGATCTGCTTACCCAGATTGTACGCCAGCGTTTTACGAAGCAATGGATGAAGCAATCTACCAAGGAACAGGACACAAGGTTCATCTTTTAGCCCCATTGTTGAACTTTAATAAAGCGCAAGTCGTAGCCGCTGGACTAAAAGTCGATGCTCCTTACCAACTAACTCGATCATGTTACGAAGGACATGAAAAGGCTTGTGGTCTTTGTGCTACTTGTATTGACCGTTTGAACGCATTTAAAATCAACGGTATTGAAGATCCTATTGAATACGAAGTAAGGGAGAACTAAAAATGAAAGTATCTAAAACATTATCTTTTGACGCAGCGCATCAACTTGTCGGTCACTTTGGTAAGTGCGCCAACTTGCATGGACATACCTACAAAGTCGAAATTTCTTTAGCCGGGGAAAATATCCAAGACGGATCAAGTCAGGGAATGGTCGTTGACTTCTATCATGTCAAACAAGTTGCAGGTAAGTTCATTGACCGTTTGGATCACGCTACCTTGCTACAAGGAAATGAACCGATCGCCCTAGCTAACGCCGTGGACACGAAGCGAGTTCTCTTTGGATTTAGAACGACCGCTGAAAATATGTCCCGCTTCCTTACTTGGACGCTTACTCAATTGATGTGGAAATACGCTCGTATTGACTCCATCAAATTATGGGAGACGCCAACAGGGTGCGCAGAATGTACCTACTACGAAATCTTCACGGAAGAAGAAATTGCGCTATATAAAAATGTAACGTTCATTGATAAGGATGAAGTGATCACCGTCCAAGACATTTTAGACAAGGAGCAGGATAATGCCTAATCAATACAATCAACCTGAACGAGGTAAGATTAGAATCAATGTCCGCGATCCTGAAAAAATGCCTATCATGGAAGTCTTCGGTCCTACAATCCAAGGCGAAGGAATGGTTATAGGTCAAAAGACTATTTTCATTCGAACTGGTGGATGTGACTATCACTGCAACTGGTGCGATTCAGCGTTCACTTGGAACGGTACTACTGAACCTGAATACATTACAGGAGAAGAAGCAGCGAGCCGAATCCTAAAACTTGCCTTCAACGATAAGGGTGAACAAATCTGTAATCACGTTACGCTTACAGGTGGGAACCCGGCACTACTGAACGAACCTATGGCTCGTATGATTGACATCTTACGCGAAAAGGGGTTCAAGTTTGGACTAGAGACGCAAGGAACACGGTTCCAAGAGTGGTTCAAATACGTCAGTGATATTACTATTAGTCCAAAACCGCCATCAAGTGGTATGCGTACTAATATGAAAATCCTAGAGGCTATTGTGGACAGATTGAACGAGGAAGGACTAGACTGGTCATTTAAGATCGTAATCTTCGATGATACAGATTTAGCTTACGCCCGCAATATGTTCGAAACCTTTAAGGACAAGCTACGTCCTGTCAATTATCTTTCAGTCGGTAACGCAAACGCCTACGAAGAAGGAAGTATTAGTGGTCGCCTACTGGAAAAACTCGGATGGCTATGGGACAAAGTTTATCAGGATCCTGCGTTCAATAACGTAAGACCTTTGCCGCAGCTACATACATTGGTATATGATAATAAACGAGGAGTATAAAATGGAAATTCCAAAACTAGATAAAATGGGTAACGTATTAGGACGAGAGCATGGATTTGCTTCCCTAAAACCAACTGAAATTGTCGCACTTGACAACGCTGAAGCAGCTATCCAAGGACTGTTCGAACTATTAGGAGAGGATGCACAACGTGACGGGCTACAAGAGACTCCGTTCCGTTTTGTAAAAGCACTCGCTGAACATACCGTAGGATATCGCGAAGATCCTAAACTACATTTAGAAAAGACTTTTGACGTAGATCATCAGGATCTTGTTCTTGTTAAGGACATCCCGTTCAACTCCCTTTGCGAACATCACTTGGCGCCGTTCGTTGGTAAGGTTCATATCGCTTACATTCCAAGTGATAAGATCACTGGACTATCTAAGTTCGGTCGAGTTGTAGAAGGCTACGCTAAACGTCTACAAGTGCAAGAACGCCTGACACAAGAAATCGCCGATGCTATTCAAGAAGTGTTGAACCCTCAAGCGGTTGCCGTTATTGTAGAAGCCGAACATACTTGTATGAGTGGACGTGGGATCAAAAAACATGGTGCGACTACTGTCACTTCGACAATGCGTGGACTATTTAAAGAAAACGCTTCGGCGCGAGCTGAATTGCTTCAGTTAATTAAAAAATAAGGGAGATGAACATGCTAAAAACATATAAACGTAAACGACTCGTCAGTGAACTTCAATTAGTTCTTACTTTGCTCTTTGTAGTCGCATTGGTTGTAAGTAACATTATTACAAGTAAACAGGTACTTCTTCCGTTCAACATCACAATGACTGGAGCCGTGTTTATCTTCCCTATTACCTACATTTTATCCGACCTTGTGTCCGAGGTTTACGGATACCGCTGGAGCCGTTTGACGTGCTACTTTGGTTTTGCGGCTAACCTCTTCGCAGCGCTTGTCTTTAGTGCCGTTATCCAGAGCCCGGCGCCAGAATACTGGCAAAATCAGGAAGCGTTCCAAACCGTGCTAGGAAGTACTCCTCGCGTACTTGTAGCCTCTCTACTTGCGTTCGTTATTGGAGACTTCGTAAATGACCGAATCTTCGCTAAAATGAAACGTAAATACCCTGATTCAATTAAAGGCTTTGGAGCTCGTGCGATCTTCTCCAGTCTTATGGGGGAGCTAGTGGATAGCCTTGTCTTCCTACCGCTCGCATTTTGGGGTCTAATGCCTGTCGAAACGCTAATCATAATGACTATTAGTCAAGTAGTCATTAAGACAGGATATGAGCTTGTTATCCTACCATTTACAACGCTAGCAGTGAAGCTAGTTACTAAGTACGAGAACAGAAAGGTACCCTTTGAATGAGCATTGATTTATACTTCGCCGGAGGTTGCGCTGGTAGGATAGAAGACTTCCTAATGTCCCATAACGCTAATCGATTGTTCACTCAAAAATATGAACGCAACACGACTGGAAAATTATGGTTCGAGTATGCAGACAACCACCCCGAGTTCACTGGTAAAGTGTTTGTTGACTCAAGTGCGTACGGCGCTTGGACACGGAACGTGAACATTGATTTAGATGACTACATTGACTATCTAAACGAAAATGACGGTCGATTTTCAGTTATTGCTTCCTTGGACGTTATCCCGGGTGACAAAGGGGAGTTCGCAACTCGCCAACAGGTAATCGACGCAAGTGAACAATCCTGGAACAATTACTTGTATATGTACGACCGAGTTTTAGACAAAGATAAAGTCATACCAGTATTTCACATCGGCGAACCTTGGCAGTATTTAGAACGGATCCTTGCGCACAGACACGCTGACGGATCGAAAGTTCAGTACATGGGACTTGGAGGTCTTGTAGGTGTTCACAGTAACGACCGAATGAAATTTATGTCCCAAGTGTTCGAAATTATCAAAAAGAGTTCGAACCCTGAAATTAAGGTTCACGGATTTGGAGTAACGGCTTTGCCTCTACTGGAGCAATTTCCGTTCACTTCTGCGGACTCCACTTCGGCGGTAATTACTGGCGCGATGGGCAATATTATGACACCTTACGGTATTGTTAGCTTCGCTCGCAAAGTAGGAGGCGCAGAAAACTTCTACCGTTTAGCTAAACCTATACAAGAAAGTATCCTAAAACTGATTGAAGAGTCAGGGCTAGGATTTACAATCGAAGAGCTCGCAGAAAACTACATCGCACGCGAACTGATAAACTGTCAATACTTGCTGGATTGGGCTAAGTCTTACAAGTACACACCGCCGAAGCACAAACAGAACCGACTATTTTAGAAAAATTAGGACTTACTGAAAATAAGTCCTTTTCTTGTTTACAAAATCGCCGAATTTGGTGTATATTAAAGTATAAACTAAAAACTAAAGGAGGCTCCCTATGAGCATGAAGTTTAAGACGCAAGACCTTATGGATGCGGTAGGTCAACTGAACCGCTTGTCCGCAAGTAAGCTACTTGAGATCACACGTTATTGGTATATCCAAGGTTATGATGGAGTAGTAACGTTCACTGGATACGATGGTTCGAACTGGCTACGCTATACACTTGAAGCCGAAGGAGAAATTGACGTCATTATTAAAGCCGAACAGTTCGGTAAATTGATTGAGAAGACTACCGTGGACACCGTCACTCTTACACCTAAAGGTGAATATTTAGAAGTGAAAGGTAACGGGACTTACAAAGTCGACATCGTTACAGGTGACGAAGATTATCCATCCTTCGACGACAAATTGCCGGAGGAGCTGGACGAAGGTTCAGCGAAGCTACTCAAGTCTTCTTTGTTCTACAATGTAGCTAATGTGAATGACTCGGCGGTTTCAAAAAGTAACGCAGACGGGGTCTACACGGGTTACCTATTGGATCATAAACAAGCGATCACCTCGGATATTATTAGAGTTTGTTTGAACCCTATCCAAGACATTGGTACCAAGTTGTTGATCCCTGCGGCCCTAATGCGCTTGCTTGCGTCCATCACGGAAGACAAGTTGTACCTATGGACGTTCGAAGATGAATACATTTATGTATCTACATCAACTATCGAAATCTACGGCCGTATCATGGAAGGTATGGAAGATTATCAGGACATGAGCATCATGGACTCGCAAGAGTTCGACGGTAAGGCTACACTTCCTACCGCAGAGATTCAAAGTATCTTGGAACGCTTGACCTTGTTTATGACGGCCTTTGATAAAGGAACTGTTCATTTAGACTTCGGTCCTAAACAACTTGCAATTATTACAACTAAGGGCTCCAAAGAGCTTGTCAAGTACACTAAACTAGAAGAGGGTACGGACTTCTCTTGTAAAATCAATAGCTTACTCCTCCGCGACATTTTAGCGACAGTAAGTGAAGACCATTTTGACATTCACTTTGGAAATGAACTATGTCTTAAAATCGAAGCTAATGGAGTTACCTATTACTTAGCTACACAAGAAGAAGGAGACGCTGAATGAGCAATAAACTGTCCCGCATAGCTAAAATGGTCGCAGCGGAAAAAGTGAATGAACCTGCTATCAATTTCGTGGACAAGTTTACTCATATCATCGAAAACACGCAAGAACCTTATAAACCTTCAACGTATTACAAACCAAGTGGCGTTGGAGGTTGCTTGCGTAAAATGTACTTCGAACGTACTGGACAAGCCCTACAAGATAATGCAAGTTATAACCTTATCGCAATGGGAGAAGCCGGTACATTTAGACACGAAGTATTGCAGGAGTACATGGTACGGTTATCTAAAACGGATCCAGACTTTGAGTGGTTAGATGTAGCTGAATACTTGGAAGAAAATCCCGTAGAGGGTACAGTCGTTGATCAAAACTTTGTCAAAAATGAGTATGAAACAAAATGTAAGAACGAACTTCTTCAGTTGTCGTTCCTATGTGACGGCCTTGTAAGATGGCAAGGTAAGACGTACATCATGGAAATTAAGACGGAGACGATGTTCAAGTTCAATAAACATACGGAGCCGTACGAAGAACACAAAATGCAGGCGACTTGCTATGGTATGTGTTTAGGTGTAGATGACGTCTTGTTCCTTTACGAGAACCGTGATAACTTTGAGAAAAAGGCTTATACCTACCATATCACGGACGCAATGAAGGAACAGGTATTGGACAAGCTAGTTACTTGTGAAGAGTATGTAGAACGAGGCGAAAGTCCTAAGATCTATTGCTCGTCTAATTACTGCCCTTATTGTAGGAAGGAAGGACGTAGCTTATGACCTATACTGGCAAAATGTTCGAAGAGGACTTCAAAAAGGGCGCCGAACTTTGTGGTAATGATGCTAGATTTTCCCGTCTGTACGATACTACCAACGGCTTTAGAGGAGTCGCAAACCCTTGTGACTTTATCGCTGCGACGCAGTACGGGACGGTTTACGTCGAACTAAAAACTACGCAATCAAGTTCCTTACCGTTTTCGAATATTAGTGAACATCAATGGCAGGAACTATTCATTGCAGACCGTTGCAAGCATGCGCTTGGAGGTGTATTAGTTTATTTTACTAAACACGAGATGATTAAATGGTATCCAATGACTCAACTCACACGACTAAGAAATCTAGGACAAAAGAGTATCAACCCAACGGTAGAGACTGAACTTGGATATTCAGTGGACTATTTCAAAAAGCGCACGCGGTTGACAATACCGATTGAAAATGTTCTTAAAGCGTTCAAGGAACATTTAGCGGACAAGCAAGATGGGTAAGCCTAAACTACCCCGTATTGATGTACGACTGGACGAACTCGCTGAGGCTTCGAAGAACGCCGAAGATTATGGTGAAATTGTCAATGTCGTAGTTGACGAAGTAGTTCAAAAAGCTACTAAGCCTTTGGACAATGTGATGGAACAGATCCAGGAACTACTGAAAGACGTTCAATCCATGTCCACAGAAGATTTGAACTATTTTATAGCTTACCTACCGACCGTCATGTACTTCACTACTGATAGAGCTGAACTCGTTGGTATTAAGATGGACGCAAGCGCTGCGATCCGTCGCGAAAAATATGACGACCTGTACGCTTTTGCCGCAGGGAAAACCATTCCGGACAAAGAATCCGAGACGCGCAAATTGGTAATGAACGAGATCGTCATTGAGACGGCCTATAAACGAGCCTATAAAAAGGTTCAGTCTAAACTGGAACAAGCGGATAAAGTATTAGCTTCGCTAAAAAGAGTTCACCAATTTAGACTTAATGATATCGAACTCACTCAATATAATTCAACAGGAGTAACACTACATGCAAAAAGAAATCGCCGTAAAGATGATTGACCCTAAACTAGACCGACTTAAATTTACAGGAGATTGGGTCGATGTCCGTATTAGTTCCATCACTGACTTGGACGCAAGCAGGGAACAAGTATCGAAATGTCGAACTATTTTACAAAAAGCTCAAGTCTGTCCTATTAAGGCTGGTGAGAGCATTAAGATTGCGCACGGCTTTGCTTTAGAACTACCTAAAGGACATGAAGCTATCCTTCATCCTCGTTCAAGTCTGTTCAAAAAGACTGGACTGATCTTTGTATCAAGTGGCGTTATTGATGAAGGATATAAAGGGGATACCGATGAATGGTTCTCCGTATGGTACGCAACCCGAGACACTGAACTATTTTTCGATCAACGCATTGCTCAGTTCCGTATCCAGGAAAAGCAACCCCAATTGAACTTTAAATTCGTTGATTCTTTAGGGAACGTAGCTCGCGGAGGACATGGAAGTACAGGAGATTTCTAATGAAACTTGAACAGATTATGCAAGATTGGAACAAGGACTCCAAGGCGCTTGTAGCTGTTCACGGACTAGAGAGGGAAAACCTACCGAGGATTCCCTTTTCTACTCCTATAATGAACTTCCAAACCTATGGAGGTCTACCCCGCAAGCGTGTGATCGAGTTCTTTGGACCTGAGTCAAGTGGTAAAACTACTTCGGCTTTGGACATTGTAAAAAATGCGCAGTACATTTTCCAGGAAGAGTGGGAACAGTTGCAGGAAGATTTGAACGCACAACTAGAGGAGCTCCAAAACGCAAAAGGTTCGAACAAGACTAAAATTAAGGAAATCCAAATGCGCTTGGACGCTCATAAGGAACCGCTAAAAATTGTATACTTGGATTTAGAGAATACACTTGACACGGATTGGGCTAAGAAATTAGGTGTTGATGTGGATAACCTTTGGATTGTACGGCCGGAACATAACTCCGCAGAGGAGATCCTTCAGTATGTCATTGATATGTACGATACCGGCGAAGTCGGTCTTATTGTTTTAGACTCACTTCCTTACATGGTTAGCCAGAACTTACTAGACGAGGAACTTACCAAAAAGGCTTATGCAGGTATTTCGGCGCCGTTGACGGAGTTCAGTCGAAAAGTAACGCCTTACTTAACCAAGTACAATGCTATTTTCTTAGGTATCAACCAAATCCGTGAGGACTTGAATAGTATGTATTCAACGTACTCCACGCCCGGTGGTAAAATGTGGAAGCATGCTTGCGCCGTTCGTATTAAGTTCCGCAAAGGGGACTTCATTGACGAAAAAGGGGAAAAAGTGAACCGTTCTGCTCGTAACCCTGCAGGTAACATGGTCGAAGCCTTTGTAGAGAAGACCAAGGCCTTTAAACCTGACCGTAAGCTAGTTCAATATACCTTGTCTTACCACGAGGGGATTCAAGTCGAAAGTGACCTTGTAGACGTAGCTATTGAATACGGCTTCGTAAACAAGACAGGAGCTTGGTTCAGTATTGTAGACCCTGACACCGGTGAGATCCTGGAGGACGAAAATGGGGAAGACCTAAAATTCCAAGGTAAAGCTAAAATCGTTCAGCGCCTAAGAGATGATGACCAAGTGTTCGATGATTTAATGACCAACGTACACGAGGCTATTTCTTACGAGGAACAATAGCATGGCTCAACGAACATTATTTTCGCGCCCTAGTGGACCTAAGGTCTCCAAGCCTATCAAGCGCAGACCGAAGGTTCAACTAGACCGAAAGCTACTTGAACTAATCAATAGGCGCCAACGTCAAATTTTAGTTCATTCGAATCTCTACTATCGGCAAAACGTCAATCTTATTACAGACGCGCAGTATGATAGATGGAGTCACCAACTTTATGACCTAATCCAAGCGCACCCAAACGAATTTAGAAAATCCGCATGGTACGAGGCTTTTCGAACATTCGATGGTAATACCGGTATGGGACTACCGTATACCGATCCATGGGTAGAAGGAACCGCTCAACACTTATTGAAAATTTCAGGAGGACAACCAACTTGATCAATTTAGCTAACAGGTACAGACCTAAACAATTCTCCGACGTAGTAGGACAAGACTACGTCAAGAAAATCCTAATCAATCAACTAGAGACTGGTGAAATAAAACACGCCTACCTATTTTGCGGAGGAGCTGGAACAGGGAAGACTACCTCAGCTCGTATCTTCGCCAAAGACGTGAACAAGGGACAAGGTACGCCAATTGAGATCGACGCTGCGTCTAATAATGGAGTGGAGAACGTCCGCGATATTATCGAAGACAGTAAGTTCAAATCATTAGACAGTCAGTACAAGGTTTACATCATCGACGAGGTTCATATGCTTTCGACTGGAGCATTCAATGCGCTATTGAAAACACTCGAGGAACCCCCTGCAGGAACTATCTTCATCCTATGTACTACGGATCCTCAAAAGATACCTGGAACCATTATGTCCCGGGTTCAGCGATTTGACTTCACTCGTATCCCTAACGAAGATATCGTTCACCAACTGGCCTACATTTTAGAAGCAGAATGCGAAAACGGCGCGCCGTATAGCTGGGACACTGAAGCTCTTGCGTTCATTGGTAAACTCGCCAATGGAGGTATGCGCGATGCTATTACACGCTTGGAAAAAGTCCTGGACTACACAATGGACATCACTATTGAAGAAGTAGCTAACGCCTTAGGTACACCGGATTATGAGACCTTTGTAGCGTTGACTGATACGATTCTTTCGAACGATACCGAAGCAGCGTTACGCACGCTAGATGACTTCTTCATGTCCGGTAAAGACTTGAAACTAACCATGCGCAACTATACGGACTTCCTTGTCGATGTATGTAAGTACACCCTTACGCAAGATATCTCGTTCACTTCCTTGCCTAACCATTTAGACGCAGACTTGGCACGGCTTCAACATACTGTCGATTATTCCTTGCTCTTGTGGATGCTGGAGGAAATGAACCGACTTAACTCCGTGATCAAATGGGAACCGAACGCTAAGCCAATTATAGAAGCTCAAATCTTACTAATGACGCAGGAGGACTAGCATGGTCGATTTTATTGGGCAACGTAAAGCCAAAGAATTTGTCAAACAAAGAAAATATCTTCCTAATTCGATGGTCATTGTAGGTGCTAAAAAATCGGGCAAACGTACATTCGCAAGATATGTCGCCGCAGAATTAGGGTATGATTGTATCTTCATTGAAAATAAAGTCGACGATATTAGAGACATGATTGAACTGGCTTCTAGTCTTGCTCAACCTACTTTGTTCGTCGTACAGGTCGCAGGGATGTCCATAGGAGCTAAAAATAGTCTCCTAAAAGTAACGGAGGAGCCACCTAAGAACGTTCATATCTGCATGCTGGCCTATACCGAAGGAGATGTCTTGGATACGCTTATTTCGCGCTCTTGGGTTGTTACCTTGCTTCCTTACTCGACGGACGAGGTATCACATTATTTAGAGCGATTTGTGAAATCTAGTAAAGATATACTAAAGATGGCTCCAATGTTTAGTAGTCCAGGACAGGTTCAGTTCCTTGTTCAAAACCATGACAAGGAAGGACTAGCCTTGTACTTGGAAAAAGTTCAGTTCTTCTACGACAATATTTTCGAAGCCTCGTCTAGTAACGCACTGAAGATGGTCGATTGGTTCAAACTAAAGGACACGGACACCCGAGAAGACGCTCTAATCCCTGAACTATTTTTAGAAATTGCGATGAACTATATCGGCTATGAAAATCGCAAGATCCAAGATACCGAAGTGTTATTAGCTAACTATGGTCTACTTCAATTAGTCGCTAAGTGCTTAGGTACTGTATCGACTAAGGGCAAAAATAAACTATTCGCAATGAACAAGCTTGTAAAGGAGGTCCAAGAAATTGGTTAATTTAATGGAGTTTATGACTCATATTAAGGAAGATCGATTACTTCCGTTCTACATCTTCACTGGCGAAGAAATTGGACTAATGAACGTCTATTTAGCAAAAATGAAAACACCTGTCAAACGCGAGTCAAGTGTAGCTTCTATTCTACGTCCATTGACTCAGCGTTCTATTGTAGCCAATGACAAGGTCTTTGCGGTACGGGATGACAAGGACTTCCTGTCTACTGAATCTCGCTGGAAGTCTTTAGAGGACATTAAATACGGCACTTTGATCCTACTCTACACGAAAATCGACGGGCGCAGTAAATTTCTAAAACAATTCAGCGACCATGTCGTTCAGTTTGACCGAATGACTACTACTCAACTAATGAACCATTTTTCGAAAAAGTTCAAAGTTCCTGCAAACCTACTGGAGCAAGTTATCGAACTATGTGACCGCGATTATTCACGGATCGAAAACGAGCTGGACAAGATTAGCCGGGTTCAACTACCTACTGAGGAAGCCGTGGACTCCCTTATTCATAAGGACTTACAATTTGAAGTCTTCGAAGCCGTGGATAGTGTTATTAGATACGAACCTCAACGAGCCTTTGAATATGTTCAAACACTTATCGCAACGCAGGACAATGTCCTTGGGTTCCTAACCCTGCTATACAATAATTTTGCCGCAGCTAGTCGAATTTTAGGTACGGAAAACGCTAAAGAGTCGACAGTAAATGTGAAGCAATTTACAATCAATAAGATCAAATCGAACTTTAATTACTCACTTGATTCAGCGTTCGAAGGTATGACCATTATCGGCGACATTGTCGAAGGTATTAAGACCGGTCTCTATACAGATGTCGTCGGCGTTCAAATTTGTTTATTAAAAATTTTCAACTTGTCGTAAACAAAATCAAGGAATTTGGTGTATATTACATTAAACAATTGAAGGAGGTACGCATGGGAAATAAATCACCAACGGCGCGAATTTTATTAGCAGGAAATTTAGGTTACTTAGAGAACCTAATCACTCAGTACGGAGGTTCAACTCCTATCGAACAAATTTACCAAAAGGAAAAGGAAAAACATAATGACAAACGTTAAACGATTCAAAAAAATTGTAACCGAAAATATCGAACGTGACGGTATTGAAAATCTAATGGAGTGGTTGGAACATGAGACCGACTTCTTCACTGCGCCAGCTAGCACTCGCTATCACGGATCCTATGAAGGTGGCTTAGTTGAACACTCATTGAACGTCTATGACCGCTTGGTTTGGGAAATGGAAAATACTGTCGGCGCAGGTTGGCAAGAGCTTTATAGCCCTGAGGCGGTTGCTATTGTAGCCTTGTTCCACGACCTATGCAAAATCGACCGCTATGTTATTACTGAAAAATGGCGCAAGGACGAAAATGGAGATTGGGAAGCTTATGAGGCTTACGAGTATAACAAAGAAAAAGCCGAAATGGGACATGGAGCTCAATCAGTGTTCTACCTACAAAAGTTCATTCAATTGACCGAATTTGAAGCCCAAGCTATTTTCTGGCACATGGGAGCCTATGATATTAGTCCTTACGCTACATTAGCAGCGTGCAGTGAGACGTTCAAATGGAACCCTCTTGCTTTCCTAACTCACCGCGCTGACATGGCTGCGACTTACGTCACAGAGAATGAAGCATTCGTTTACGGCGAAGGTACGGACGAAGAAGAAGTGAAGGTAGAGGAAGAAAAACCAGCTAAGAAGCCTACACGTCGCGGACGTAAGACCGTAGCAAAAGATCCAGAACCTGTTGACGAGGATGAAGAGCAGGAAGAGGAAAAACCTAAACCAACTCGACGCCGTCGCAAGAAGGAAGAACCTAAGGAAGAGCCTGAAGTGAACGAAGGTGACGACGAGGACGAGGATGAAGATCCAAAACCTACTCGCATTACACGTCGCAAAAAGACTGCTCCTAAGGATGAACCAAAAGAAGACACTGAAGCGCAAGACGATGACGTCGAAGAAAAACCTAAGTCAAGTATTAGAATGCCACGCAAAGGAGCACGCGCAGCGGCAAAACCTGTCGAACCAAAAACCTACTACTTCTACAATCAGGAAGATGACTACTACTACAAGAAGGACGAAAATGAGCCGGACGATCCAAGTGACATCCTTGTCGATGAAGAAGAGTACCTCAATGCTATGTGTCCTGTATTAGAAGAAGACTTCTTCTATGTACTCGACGGTAAAGCAAACGTATTGCGCAAGGGTGAACGCTTGCCTGAGGAGTACGATGAAGAGACTTGGGAACCTATTACCGAAGCCGAGTATGAAGAAATGGTAAACCCTCCTAAAAAGACTTCCGTCCGTGCTTCTCGTAAAAAACCAACTCCATCAAAACGACCACGTCCATAAAGGAGGACTGAACAATGTGTAAAGAATGCAAAGACTATCGTAGCAAAAAATTCGGCGCTCGAATTGGCGGCAAAGGTCACCCAGAAATTGAAGTCGAATTTACATTAGGGGAGCTTGAAGACATTACCGAAGCTATCACAGAACGTGCTTTAAAGACTAAGGATCCCGAAAATCTCAAACTTGTAGCTTGCTTCGTCCTAGCATCTAGTCGCCTTATGGACGCTCATAAAGAGACTACTATCGCTGAAGGAAAATATAAAGGGTTCCGTGAGTCTATCCAAGAGATCGTAAACAAGAACGATCCTGCGACTACATTGAACGACCTAAAGGAAATCCTAACTATCAATGAAAAGGTCGACAATGTACTGAACACCTTACAAGAGATGGGAGTATTATAATGGAACGAATAAAGACGCTATTTCATGTTATCTATGCAAATGGAGCTCATTTAGAAGTAGCAGCTTTATTCGACACCATTGACGACTACGATGACGCAGTTGAAGATATTCAGGGTTACATTGATAACCCTGAATTTTATAATCAAAAGTGTATTAGGTTGACACCTTACAACCCGGACATCAATGGTGACGTTATTGCTACCGATATACTACTTCGATTAGACGATATTATTTATGTCGACGCATCGTGTGAAACAATTAAGTATGAGGAACCTAAAGCATGAACGAACAACGCAGACAAATGAACCAACGGATCCTCGACCTAAGAGGAGACTACACAAGAGCACGCGCCCGCATCAATTGGTTATTAGCTAATGACGACAAGGGCGAAGAGTTCGAACAACTTGAACAGTTCGTAGGGTACATCGACACGCTAGTCGAGTGCTTCCCGGAGAACCAACGTATGATCATTCGGCTATGCATACTGGACGATATTCCACTAAGTAAAGCAGCGATCGACATTGGGTACCATTATACTTGGGTACTAGCCTTGCGCGATAAGACTGTAATAGCTTTGGAGGAAGTCCTAGCAGGCGATAAAATTATTAGATCTAAGTTAGGTCTACAAGTGAAGGAGAAATTAAATGAGCTTTATAATTAAAGTAATATTAGTTAGTGTCTTCGTACTATCCGCATTTTGCCTGACTAGTGCAATGACTTATCTTGTAATAGGTAAGCAGGAAGACGGACGTAGCCCTATCGCGTTGTTTTTGGGGTCTGTCGTTAGCGGTATCGCGTTTTATGGGACTTTGGGTCTCCTTGTATACCTGCCATGAAAAACACGCGCAAAATCGCTATACCGACGCGCAGAGCGAGCGTACGCCAGGAGAAAAAAGTAGCTCGTCAATTAGGAGGCAAAGTTCAACCTAACTCCGGAGCTACGGATTATTATAAAGGTGACGTCATTACCGAAGACATGCTTATTGAATGTAAAACCGTAATGAAGCCTCAAAAAACTGTAAGCCTAAAAAAGGAATGGTTCGATAAAAATGAACAAGAGCGGTTCGCTGCTAAAAAAGATTACTGCGCATTAGTGTTCGACTACGGAGACAATGGTGAACAGTATATAGCAATGACCTTGCGACAGTTCAATCGAATGATGGAGGATAAAAATGCGTAAAGTGTATAGTATAACGCCAGACGGGACAGTAGGTATAGGTGATACTTGCTACCCTACACGTGATTATATCGACGTGACAGGATTGGATCCTATTGTATTAAACACGGCACTCGAGCTCATGTCTCGTAGTGTTGTAGGTGTAAACAAGTACGGAACTACATTAGCTGAAAATAATAAGGATGACTTCCTGCAGCACGCTAAAGAGGAGGCGCTGGATCTAGCGAACTACCTCACTAAGTTACAATCGCAAAAATAAAAGACCTAATTGAATAGGTCTTTTTTTTTACTTGCCTAAGTACGCAAGGGATTGACTTTGAATCTCCGCAAGGAAGTCGCCAAAGGAAATTCCTCGGTACGCAAGTTCTTTAGCGGTGTAGGAACTTACTAGCCGGGCTAATAAGCGATCATAAAAGTCTGGATCCTTTGTATTAGTGATACCAATATAGTTCAGTATATCCGCTGGTTCAATGTTGTATCTGTCTTCCATTGTAACTCCTTATTCCATGTAGCCGTCAACGATCCAAAGTTGGAACGGATCCTCTTCATTGTACGGACGTGATAATTTTAGCGGCACGCGCAATTCAGTTGAAAGTGTAATTAGGTCCTCTAGTGAACTAAGTTCGAGTTCGATAATAGGGTTACCTGTATCCCGTTCACAGTAGTAAGACACCTTCCCGACCTTGTTCAGTCGGTCTGCGTAGTGCGCATGAACGTCCTTTTCTTCGAAATACTTTGCGGAGTAGACGTGAAATTTCATTTACTTATCTCCTTTTCGATTATAGATACATGCTTTGCTGAAGTCGATTTGTTCCGCAGGAATAGGCTTATCGTACGTCCAGGCGCGACAAGTATCGAACTTGAACAGTCGACAGAACATAGACTCGCTATGATCGAAACTTTCCCGACATTGTTCGATATCTACTTCCACTTCGAACACTACAATATCAACATTTCGAAAAGCTAAAAAGGCTACGGCCTTTTCATAACTTTCGGCGAAGTATATAACCCCGGAGGAGGGCTTTAAACCCTCGTCCAGGATATCACTTAGGTTACTAAAATCAGTCGCGTGATATAGCTTCATTTTACTTGCTCCTTTACATACTCTTCAAATGTCGCACGAGGCATGTTAGGGTTATAAGTGGTCCATAATACTAATTGGTAACCTGGTAGTTTAGTCGCAGCAACCGCAATCGCGTCGGCGATAATAGTTGGTAAAGAGAACTCATAGTGAATGTACCTATATTCGTTTAACTCAATAGCTAGTTCGTCCTTATTGTTGAATAGCTTTACATACTGTTCACATGCTCGAGCAATCGAGCGACGGGTTGAACGCCCGTCACTGAGTTTATTTCGAATTTGGTTTAGTTCTTTATAATGTTTCATTTTAGTTACCTCTTTACTTGTTTAATTTAATCATATAAGCAGGAGCATCAGTATCCAAGATACATTGTAGCTCAGAGTCTTTAGTGATCTTTTCAACTGCTAATACTTCGACTTCCATTAAAGAGTTCGAACTGAATACTTGCCAGCGTTTTCCTTCAGCTAATACTTCAGTGACGTCCTTATCTACTACGATTAGGTATTCAGTAGGATCGAATGTATTTTTTAGATTAGATAGTTTCATTTTGTTTACCTCGTTTTGTTTTACTTTATGTAACTATTATAACGTATTACCGGGTAATAGTCAAGCGTTTTATTCAAAAAAGTTCGAAAAAGTTGAATTTTTTTTTCAATTATTTTGAACGCTAAAAAAAAATAAGGTCGCAGTGACCTTATTCTTATTTGATGTAAAGTTTAATGAGTTGACATTCGATGTCGCCGTAGTTAGTGAAGCGAACTTCTTCAACTACCTTGTCCATGTAAGCTCCTAAGTCTTCGATGCGACCTTCGATGATCAATGTGTTGTAGTTGTTGAAGATTTGATAGTACCATTCGTCACCGAATTGTTCGATAGCTGCTTTGACTGTATTGTTGTTCATTGTAAGTTCCTCCTGTTTTTCTTTGTTTATCTTACTTACAAGTTAATTATAACATATTACCGGGTAATACGCAACCCCTAAACACGAAAAAAACTGAACTTTTTTTATTTTTTTTGAAAAAAAAATAAGGCGCTAAAGCCTTATTCTTGCGTAAGTTGTTCGTAAGCGTAGTCAATAAGCTGCTCGCGTGAAAACTGAAAGACCTTGCCATTTAAACATACAACAGGAAGCAAGGATCCATCGGCGCCGATAAAACCTTGTCCCTTGTCCGTACTAAGATACTCGCGTTGATTAGCAAACAGTTTAACATCACTTTGATCTTTAATCGTCCCAAGCATCAACGTCACCTACCTTTCGAACTTTTGCATTACAATCCAAGCATCGCCAATATTGGCCGCTAGGAACGGGCGTAAGGTTGTCACTAATTTGTTCACCCGTTTGCGTCATAATGAACGTTCCTGAGTATTTAAAGGTTCGACCAATATAAGTCGAATTACATTTAGGACATCGCATAGTCGAAGCCTCCTTTACATTTTTATATAATTCAATACACTTGTCGTCTTTAAAGGTCTCACCTTCATTGTAGATTAGACCTTGCGGTAGATCCTGCACTTCCGTGCCGTCGTCTAATAAGTCACCGATAGTATGACAGTACGCAGTGAGTACAGTGAACAAGCCGGGCGCGTGTTCCTTTTTAATTTGTACTTCCGTACACGTCATCCAACGCTGCGGTGTTTTGGTAAATATTCGAATACCCTTGTCATAGCTTTGATTAGGATCGATCAATCCAAGTAGGCGCAAAAGGGTACCATTTAACGTCATATCCAAGTACACTTGAAAAGAGTCCGTATCCGCTAAGTATTTACAAGTTACTTTGCGGTAACTAATTTTAGGTACTTGTTGAACTACTGTCGCCAAATTAGGGCGAAATTTCTTACCTTGTTTAGGTTTGCGTTTTTTATTTTTAGCCATGTCTTAATCCTTTGCTACCTTAGCTAGCATCTTTTGATATCGAACTTGTTCAGCGGGTGTGTTGTGGATAGCTTCCAAGCGCTTGTCCAGTTGGTTCACTTCAACTTGTAATTGGCTAACCTGCACGCGCAGCATTGCGATATTACAAACAAGCGCAGCGAAAAGGAGGACACCTCCTAACGCTACGGCTACTCTAAATTTATTGATCTTACGCATAATAATCCTCCTTAACTCAAAAGCGCGTGTCGCTGAAGTAACTGGCTAGCATGCTCCTTACATGCCAAGCTATTGAACTTCTTAGCTAATTGTTGGTAATATGCTGCTTCTGTCCAGCAGCGTTGACGTTCCATTTCTGTAGCACGTTCGCCGAAATTGACAGGAGTAAACTCCTCTTTTCTATCAAAAATAACCATCTTATTTTCCTCCTAATATAATCCACTTTGGTCGACAAATCCTTGCAACCATTTTAGTACCTTTAACAATAACTTAGCAAACAATCGAACGATGAACATTTTACGCCTCCTTTGTGTACTTTTCAAAAATTGGTAATGCAGGTTCCGCAAGACGTTTGCGTCGTTCAGTTGTAGGTCCTTTGCGTTTGCTACGCAATGCTTTTCGAACGTCTGCTAATGTACGCATGCCATAACTTGCGGCATTGTGTAGGATCTTAGCTTCCTTTTCCGTCAATTGTAAGTAGCGCAATGAAGTAACGTCTACCTTATTTTCACCAGCTGGAACATACAAAGGAACACAACCTTCGCCAATTGAAGGTATGTTCCAAACACGGTAATTTCCTTGGATATATTTAACTTCTTTGAATGTGTGACGTTCATCTTTAATTGTTTTCATTTTTGTTTACCTCTTTGTTTTTATTTTGTTTTTCTTTATGTATACATTATACCATATTACCCGGTAATACGCAACCCCTAAACCTCAAAAAATCGAACTTTTTTTTATTTTTTTTTCAAAAAAAAGTAAGGCCTTAATGACCTTACCTAAAACGTGGATCTTATATTCCTTCATCAATAATGATTACGGGATTACCGTTGTGACTTTTAATAATAATTTCCGCTTCAATGTTTTCGGCAAAATTAAAAATCGGCGCAATGTGTTTGACTTCTACAAATACTTTATCTTCTACTTCATCATAGTATGGATTTAGCTCTTCCATATCTACTTCATAGTTATCCATAAGTTCTTCCGGTGTAAAATATGTTTCACTTCTAACTTCAAATTTCATTTTTAGTTCCTCCTTTTAGTTCCTTATTAAATGTCCAATGTTACTACATAAACGGCCGCAGTTGGGTCTTCCAAGTCCCATTCAATAACTTCTTCATCACTAAGTTTTTCCATTTGTAGGACTGTAGATTTAGCAAGTTTTTTAGCGAAGTTTGATCCGTCCAAGATGTTTTCAATGTTCCCTGAACCTAGGACTTCAGCTTGGTCATTGTTTACTACCATTAGGTATTCGTTAGTGAGTGCTTTTGTAAATTGTTCGAAGTTCATTTTGTTTACCTCTTTTTCTTTATTTCTTACTTACAACTATATTATACAGTATTACCCGGTAATAGTCAACCCTTTTTCGAACTTTTTTTTTGATTTTTTTTTTATTTTTTTGACGCTGCTACAAATACGCACAATTAAAAGACATCAAAACACGCTAAAAACTACTAAAAGTGCGCTAAAAGTATTTATCTACCTACTAATTAAAGACCAAAAACAAAATCGCGCAAAACGTTGATACATCAATAAAAATCAAATGCGCGCTAAATAAACATTTCGAACTATCTACTATAAAATACTAATATATCCAGTAATAATAGTAGTTAAAACACTATTAGCAATAGTATTAAGACCTAAGCAAACAAGACCAAAAGATACAGAAAAGCGACTTCCACAAACCAATTCTCAAATCCTTACAAATACAGTAGTACCAAGGGTTTACAAGATTGAACAATTTTAGAAAAACCAAACTGAACCATAGTTCGAAAACACTGAACCACTCAAACTGAACAATAGTTCGAAAGTTCGAAAACATGGTTCGAAAGTTCGAAAATAAAAGTTCGAAAAGTTCATTTGTTCGAAAGTTCGAAAATAAATGTTCAAAAGTTCGAAAAACCAAAGAGCAAAAAGTTCGGGAAATTTAGCTCAAAAACCGCAAAATCTTAATTGATAATTTCGAACTATAATTTATCAACTTGTGTATTACCTAGGAGCCTTTGACTGTGATGATTTTTAGTGTATAATAATAGTGACTTAAAATAAGAAGGAGGATGGTTTTTATGGGTAGTGAAAATGGACCTAAAACTAAAAAACCTGTATCGCGCAAGAAGAGAGGTCGTAAACCTGTCAAGCAGCAAGCGCGTGTCGACATGGACGAGGTCATTGAGTTCGATTATAAGGGGATAAAATTGTCCAAACAAGAACGCAATGAACGTATGAAGATTGAATTTATTAGGGGCATGGATGTCGCCGAAATTGCGCATAGATACGGAGTATCGAAAACAACAGTAGAGATCCTACGCTCAAAAGGTAAATGGGTCAAACTGAAAAAACAGTTCGAAGATGAAAAGGCTTTGGTCACTAATGATACTCTCACTCAAATGTATGCCGGGTTCAAAGTTACTGTCAACGTCAAATACCATGCCGCTTGGGAAAAGCTAATGTCCATTATAGAAATGGCCTTGGATAATCCTGACAAATATCTAATGACTAAAGATGGACAAATACGTTGGGGAGCTTTGGATGTATTATCGAACATTATAGACCGCGCACAATTAGGACAAGAACGAGCAAACGGGATGATCCCTGCAGAGGTTCAGTATCGCCTACAAATTGAACGCGAAAAGATTACCTTGCTAAGAGCTAAAATGGGAGAAGGAGACGGCACGGAAGAAGTTCGGGACAACTTTGTTCAGGCGCTGGACGAGGCCGCAAAATCAGTTTGGCAAACTTTTAGCGAAGAAACTGGTTCCTATTTAAAAGGAGTAACAGATAATGGTAATGAGCCTAAGGAATAAAATACCTAAATTTAACTTTGTACCTTTTAGCAAAAAACAATTACAGCTCCTTACTTGGTGGACAGATAACTCCCCTTACAAAGACTTCGACATTGTTATCGCCGATGGTTCGATCCGTTCTGGGAAGACTGTATCCATGGCCCTGTCTTTTACACTTTGGGCTATGACGCAGTTCAATGGTCAAAACTTTGCTATCTGTGGTAAGACCATTCACTCGGCGCGCCGTAACGTTATCCAACCACTGAAGCAAATGTTGGTCAGTCGCGGCTATGAAATCAAAGATGTGCGCAATGAAAATCTAATTATTATTAGGTACTTAAATAAAGGAAAAGAAATAGTCAATTATTTCTACATCTTCGGTGGTAAAGACGAGAGTTCACAGGACTTAATCCAAGGGGTCACACTAGCTGGGATCTTCTGTGACGAGGTTGCGTTGATGCCTGAGTCTTTTGTCAACCAGGCAACTGGTCGATGTTCCGTCGAAGGTTCGAAAATGTGGTTCAGTTGTAACCCGGGAAATCCTAATCACTATTTCAAAAAGAACTGGATCGACAAGCAAATCGAAAAGCGCATTTTATATCTTCACTTTACTATGGAAGATAATCCAAGTCTTAGTGAACATGTCAAAGAAAGATATTCTAAAATGTATGCTGGCGTTTTCCGTAAAAGGTTTATATTAGGTCTTTGGGTTACTGCGGATGGTCTTGTTTATTCGATGTTCAACGAGGAGCAGCATGTTCGAAAATTAGATATAGAGTTCGATCGATTGTTCGTAGCAGGAGACTTTGGTATTTATAATGCTACTACCTTTGGGCTTTATGGATTTTCCAAGCGCCGAAAAAGGTATCACTTAATTCAGTCTTACTACCACTCAGGTAGAGAAGCCGAGGAACAACTTACGGAAGCCGATGTGAATGCTAATGTTCAGTTCGGTTCCATACTTCAAAAAACTACCAAAGAGTATGCGAACGATTTAGTGAACATGATTAAAGGGTACCCTATTGAATACATCATATTAGACCCTTCAGCGTCGGCGATGATTGTCGAACTACAAAAGCATCCTTATATAGTAAGAAAGAATATACCTATAATCCCTGCGCGCAATGACGTCACGTTAGGTATTTCCTTCCACGCTGAACTATTGACAGAAGGTCGCTTTACATTGGATCCAAGTAACACGCACGACATAGACGAGTATTACTCTTATAGCTGGGATAGCAAGGCTAGTCAAGTTGGTAAAGACCGAGTCATTAAGGAGAATGACCACTGTATGGACCGTAATCGTTATGCGTGTTTGACGGACGCCATAATCAATGACGACTTTGGTTTTGAAATCCAAGTGCTATCGGGTAAAGGTGCACGATAATAATAGGAAACAATATTAGATAAAATAGTGTATAATACATTATAGGAGGTAAACTACATGGCTAAAAAATCAAAAGCTATTTCTCACACCGACGAGCTGGTCAGTCAGTCCTTTGATAGCCCGCTTGCGCAGAATCAAAAGTTCAAAAAGGAACTACAAGAGGTCGAAAAGTATTACCAATACTTCGACGGCTTTGATGTAACCGACTTGAACGCAGACTATGGTCAAACGTGGAAGATTAAAGAGGATTCACTTGACTATACACCTACCCGCGAGATCCGTAACTACATTCGATCCCTTATTAAAAAGCAAGCGCGCTTTATGATGGGAACGGAACCTGAGTTAATCTTCAGTCCTATTGTGGATAAGGAAGATGATAGAGCAGAAAATAAACGTATTTTGTTCGACCACATTTTAGGTCACGCAAAGTTCTGGAGTAAATGTAAACGAGCTTTGGTAGATGCAACAGTAGGAAAACGAGTATTATTATCCGTTATAGCAAACCCTGGAGAACCTGTAGATGTTCAGTTCTACTCTATGCCGCAATTTTCCTATATAGTAGACCCTAAAGATCCTTCCCGTCTTTTGTCCGTGGACATTGTGTATCAGGACGAGCGTACCAAAGGGATGTCCACTGAAAAACAATTATGGCATCACTACCGTTATGAAATGAAATCGGGAAGTTCGAACTCAGGTATTACTACCGCGCTGGAAGATGTTGAAGAGCAATGCTGGCTCACCTACACGTTGACCGACGGAACTTCGAACCAAATCTACATGACCGAGGATGGGCAAACGACTATCAAGGAAAAGGACGCTAAGCTAATTGAAATCGAAGACAATTTAGGTAATAAGGTTCAAGTGCCTTTAAAAGTACAAGAATCGGCACCAACTGGTCTTAGTCAAATCCCTTGTAAAGTTATTTTAAATGAACCACTTACTAATGACGTATACGGGACAAGTGACGTCAAAGACCTCATCACTATCGCGGACAATACGAACCGAACTATTAGTGACATGAGGGACTCCCTTCGATTTAAAATGTTCGAACAACCCGTCATCATTGATGGATCTTCGAAGTCTATTCAAGGAATGAAAATTGCGCCAAACGCTTTGGTCGACATTAAGAGTGACCCTACATCGTCCATCGGCGGTGCTGGAGGAAGACAGGCGCAGGTGACTACAATCTCCGGGAACTTCAACTTCTTACCTACTGCTCAATACTATTTAGACGGAGCTAAAAAAGCCATGTACGAACTCATGGACCAACCTCTTCCGGAAAAAGTACAAGATGCACCGTCTGGGATTGCCATGCAATATCTATTCTATGACCTAATGAGTAAATGTGACGACAAGTGGGCCGAATGGGATGACGCTATTGAATGGCTTATCGAACTATTAGAAGAGATCCTTAGCAAAGTAGGAGTAGACCTAGGAGTTCTACCACAAGACATTCAATCAAGTTATCAAACACTTACGACATTGACCATTGACCATCGTTATCCATTACCAAGTGACGAACTTTCTGCTAAACAAACTGCACTCACTGAAGTACAGACAAATGTTCGAAGTCACCAATCTTACATTGAAGAGTTCAGTAAGAAGGAAAAAGCCGACAAAGAGTGGGAACGTGTATTACAGGAACTTGCGCAGTTGGATGAAATTTCTGCTGGCGCTTTACCTGTATTAGCTGAAGAATTAAACGAACAAGGAGAACCACAAGATGAAAACCCGCAAGAAGAAACAATTGAAGAACCAAGTACGCCAGAACAACAAGAGCAACAAACCCAAGATCGAATCTAAAACGGTCTTTGACGTAAATTGTGACCACTGTGAACATAAGTTCGAACTATCGTCCAAGCAAATTATCTCCAAACATATCGAAAAGGGCGTCGAGTGGAGGTTCTTTGAATGTCCTAAGTGTCATTATAGGTTCACTACCTATGTCGGCGATAAAGAGGTCGAAAAACTAATTCGATTTAGAAATGAATGTCGAACTAAGATGAAAAAGGAATTAGCCAAAGGCGCAGCGATGAACCAAAACCTTTACCACGATTTTCGAATGAAGGACGAGAACGCCGGGCATAAAATTTCAGGCCTTACTGCAAAATTGAAAAAGGAGCTGAACATTGAGCAAAGAGAAAAAGAATGGGTATCTCAGTAGCTGGGAAAAAGCTATACACGAGACCAACATTAAATTGACCCTTGAACAGGAGAAAGCTATCCTAAAAGCGTTCAACGACGCAGGGGTTGATCTAATTGAAAAGATTAAAAAGTCACGCAATGGGTACCTACCTAAACGCATCTATAAAGACTACGCTTACGACCTACATAAAGTGATGGTTCATGTTATGCACGAATACTCCGAAAAAGCCGCAGAGAACGCCGTGGACGGACAGGTTCTACATTTACTGAACATTTTAGGTGGTGACGGAAATGCTACTGCTAAAGACTTTGAAAAGGATGTTCGTTCAGCGTCATTAGTCTTTAGCCGTAGGGCCGCTGAAGCCGTTACTAAAGGAGAAATCTACAAAGACGGGAAGAACTTGTCTAAACGTGTATGGTCAAACGCAGCACGCGCAGGAAATGACGTTCAACAAATAGTCACGCAAGGGCTATCAAGTGGTATGTCTGCGGTCGACATGGCCAAGATGCTAGAACAGTACATAGATCCAAAAGCTCGTAAAGAGTGGGACTTCGAACAAATCTCCGAAAAGTTGGGCCGAACTACTGCACGCAAGTATGAAAATTTAGAGTACAATGCTTTAAGGTTAGCAAGAACAACTATTAGTCATTCAGCTACCGCAGGCGTTCGACAATGGGGAAAAGTGAACCCTTACGCTAAAAAAGTTCAATGGCACTCCGTACACGCGCCAGGTCGAACTTGTC